TGGCGCTTCGAAGTGGAGGGCAGCGAAGACGACTGTGGCGAAATCAGTTCGCCCGTGTGGGGCCGCTTGCAGGCCCTTCTGGAAGAGTCGGTGTACACGGCCGACGACGGCAAGACCTACACGATAGCCCTGACCCTGGTGGATGCGGGCTACGCAAACGACACCGTGACCGCGTTTTGCTCCGCGTACGCGTCGGGCGTTTATCCGATATTGGGCCGGGAAAGGCCGTCGAAGAACCAGACCATTAAGGAGTTTGCGGAGTTCAAGACCCAGCAAGGCACCTACGGGTACCGGATCCTGGTTGACCACTACAAAGACCGCCTGGCCGGTGTTCTTCGACGGGAATGGCTGGAAGACTCGGGCGCCCAAAAGCGCTACCACTTCAATGCCCCGGTCGATACTACCGACGCCCAGCTTAAAGAATTGACCGTGGAAAGCCGCCGCGAAAAGCTGGACGACAACGGCGCCGTGTCGTACTACTGGCACCGGCCGGGCAATGCGCGCAACGAATTGTGGGACCTTTTGGTGTACGGGCACGCGGCCGTGGAGATACTGGCCTGGGGTATTTGCATTCAGCACTTCGAACTTCCTAGTGTTGACTGGCCCCGCTTTTGGGACTACATTGAGAAAGAGCAGCTATACTTCGACCCGCCATCCAAAGAAAAAGCGAAAATGTAATGGACCGCGAGTTTCTAAAGGCACGAATAGTGGCAACCAAAGCCGCCATAGTCGCGTACGAAGACGCGCTGACCGCCCTGGGAACCCAGGGGGGCGTGCAGTCATACACGTTAGACACCGGCCAAACCCGCCAGACCGTGACCCGCGCGGACATTCCTGGCATGAATCGAATGATCGACTCCCTGTACAACCGATGCGTGACCCTGGAAACCCGCCTGACGGGCTCCGGCGTCATAACAGCGAGGCCGGCATGGTAAGCAAGCCCAGCATACTTCAACGGGCAATCAACGCCGTGTGGGGTGCGTCGCACCCTGGCACGCAAGGCCCGGCGGACGGCATAACCAGCGTGGACAATTTGCAGCCGTGGAGCTACGCGGGGCAGACCCAGTTCGCGCCCTGGGAGAACTCCCTGTACGACGGCGGCAAGTTCGCCGGCGGCTTCGGGCCGACCCAGGTTCAGATGGTGGACTACTGGACCCTTCGCGCCCGGTCCGCCCAGCTCTTCAACGAGAACCACTACGCCCGCGGCATCATTCGCCGGCTAATCACCAACGTTATCAACACCGGACTAATGCCCGAAGCGTGCCCGGAAGAAGAGATACTGGGGCTGGCGGAAGACTCCCTGGCCGACTGGACAGAAGAGACGGAAACCCGCTTTGGCCTATGGTCGAAAAGCCCCCAGGTGTGCGACTTCCAGAAAGAATCGACTTTCGGGGCAGTTCAGCGCGCGGCGTATTCCGAGGCGCTTGTTTGCGGTGATGTCCTGGTCGTGCTCAGACAGAACCCGAAAACTAAACTGCCGCAAGTGCAACTGGTAAGCGGTAGCAGCGTACAAAGCCCGCTGGGTAGCAACGCCAGCATCCGGCGCGGCCATACAATCAAACACGGGGTGGAGTTCGACGCCGTAGGCCGGTCGACCGCCTATTGGGTCCGCCAGGAAACCGGCGAAACAAAACGAATCCCGGCGTACGGTGAAAAGTCCGGCCGGCGCATAGCCTGGCTGGTCTTCGCAACCGATAAGCGCCTGGACGACGTACGCGGCCAGCCGCTTCTGTCCATTGTTCTTCAATCCCTGAAAGAAATAGACCGGTACCGGGACAGCACCCAGCGCAAGGCCGTGGTCAATTCGTTTATGGCTATGTTCATCAAAAAGAACAGCGACAAGCCCGGGACGCTACCGATGACCGGCGGCGCCGTCCGCAAAGACAGCGTGCCCGTAAGCGATAGCACAACCGACGGCACGCCGCGCAAGTTTAACATCACCCAGCACGTCCCGGGCATGATCGCCGAAGAGCTACAGGAAGGCGAAGAGCCCGTAATGAAGGGCGGCGAAGGCACCGACGTTAACTTCGGCACGTTCGAAGAGGCGATAGTCTCGTCGATCGCCTGGTCGCTGGAATTGCCGCCGGAAATTTTGAAGCTATCGTTCTCTAACAACTACAGCGCGAGCCAGGCCGCCATTAACGAAGTGAAAATGGCAATCCACCTCAAGTGGGGCGACTGGGGCGAAACCTTCTGCCACCCCATATACGTTGAATGGCTGATCAGTGAAAACCTACGCGGCAAGATTTCCGCCCCGGGCCTTTTGGAAGCCTGGCGGGACCCGTTGAAGCACGACATGCTGGCGGCGTGGGTTTCGGCGGACTGGTACGGCGCTATTAAGCCCAGCACAGACATGCTCAAACAGGGCAAAGGCTCGAAGCTGTTGGTCGAACAAGGGTGGAGCACGAACGCGCGCGAAGCCCGGATAACCACCGGCACCAAATTCAGCAAAAACATGAAACGCCTGCGCCGCGAGAATGAGCAGAAAGCCCAGGCGGCCCGGCCGCTTTTGGAACTGCAGGCGGAGTTCGGGCAGCAAGGCGCGAACCAGGCCCTGTCGGCCGTATCGGATGCGGTCGTTGAAGCTGTCGCTGACGGTATGGAGGAAAGCCGCGATGGCGCGTACAATTAGGGAAACAGGAGGCAAGCCATGTGGCTACTAGCAGCAGCGGTTCGAAAAGCGATAGAGCGAGCCCAGCGTAACGGCGTTGTGCCGTCGGTTGAACAGCAGATGCAATACGAAGCGCGGTACGGTTTCGACGAAGACGAAAACACCCGCGTGCTAAATATCGCCGGCGATGTTGCGCAAATAACAGTTACCGGCGTTATTACGAACACCCCCAGTTTTATGGCTATGCTCTTCGGTGGCGGGAACGTTACCTACCCCGAAATTACCGGCGCGCTGGCGGAGGCGGGCGCAAACGCGGAAGTGAAACGGGTTGAGATGGCTATTGACAGCCCCGGCGGTTCCGTTGACGGGTTGTTCGACGCGCTGGCTGCCATGGAAGCGTTCAGCAAACCGATACGCGCGGTGGTTCGTAACCAAGCCTGCAGCGCGGCGTACTCTTTGGCGTCTAAAGCCGACGAGATTATCGCCAGCAACAAGGCGGTGCGGTTTGGCAGTGTGGGCGTGGTCGCCTCTTTTGACGTCGATGATTCAGAAGTGGATATTGCCAGCACCCAGGCCCCAAAGAAGCGGCCGAACGTAAGAACAGAAGAGGGCGTGGCTATGGTCCGGGAAGACCTGGACGCCATGCACGATATATTCGTGGAAGCTATCGCCACCGGCCGTGGCGTTACTACCGAGAAAGTTAACGCCGAGTACGGCCAGGGGGGAACCTTCCTGGCCGGCGAGGCGCTAAAGCGTGGCATGATTGACGCCATTTCGGGCTCCGGCCTAAGCGTGGTAAAGTCGGCCCAAACAACCACTACCGCCCGCAGTGGCGGGGGTAATCCGGAGATCGGACCTATGGACCTGAACGCATTAAGGGCCCAGCATCCCGACGTTTACGCGGCGGCGGTGCAAGAAGGCGCAACCAGTGAGCGGGACCGCGTAAGCGCCCACCTCACTATGGGGAACGCCTCGGGCGACATGGTAACGGCAATGAAGGCAGTCGAGGACGGTTCAGCAATGACCGCCGGCCTTCAGGCCAAGTACCTGGCCGCGGGAATGAACCGCAGCGACCAGGCAACACGCCAGGCAGACGACGCAGCCGCGTCGGCGGCCGCTGACGGCGCCAACTCAGGCGAGAACGGCAACGATGCCGCCGACCTCGTTTGTGGAGCCGTTGAAAACGCAATGGGTATCGCGGGGGGCAGCCAACATGCCTAACATCACAACCACAAACGTGGATATCGGCAACGTTATCCTGGAGGGCGCGGAGTTTCGCGACGATGAGGTCACCTTCGGCGGGGCGGGAACGCTCGTAGAAGGCACGATTCTTGCCCGCGATTCCGCTTCCGGCCTGTTGGTCCCGTTCGTAAAAGGCGGAGTAACTAACGGCAACGGCGTGCCGAAGGCTATCCTGACGTACGGCGTGGAAGCTGTCGGCGCCGGCGACGAACCCGCGCGCGTTGCGGTTTCCGGCAAGTTCCGCAAAGAGCGGCTGGTGATTGACGCCGACGGCGACGCTTCAAACGTCGACGCGGTCGTAATCGATCAGCTTCGCGACTATTCACTTGTTCCGGTCGATGTTGACGAACTCAACATTCTGGGCAATCAGTAAAGGAAGCTGACATGAGCGGCAACACTACCCGGCGCATGATTAGCGCCTACTACCAGGAGGCGAGCCCGTCCGCATTCTTTTCGGGAATGTTCCGGACCCGCCCCGAAAACTTCCACAGCTCGGAAGAAGTCGAAATCGACATCGTACGCAGCGAGGAAGACGTTTCAATCGTTATCCAGGACCTAAGCACTGGGTACCGGATGAACTCGGACGACCTGTACACCAACAAGGGCTTTAAGCCGCCCATTCACAAGGAAGCGGTGCCTATCAATTCGTTTGATCTTATCAAGCGTATGCCGGGCGAGAACCCGTTTCAGTCTCCGGACTTTCGGGCCAATGTTATCACCCGCATGTTCGCGGGAATGCGTAAGGTAGAACGGAAGATTCGCCGCGCCATCGAGCTTCAAGCGTCGCAGGTATTGCAGACGGGCACCGTTACGTTAACCGACATTAACGGCGCCGCACTGTACACCCTGGACTTCGCGCCGAAAGCGTCGCACTTCCCGACCGCGGGCACGTCCTGGGCTACCGCCACTTTGGCGGAGAAAATCGGTGACCTGACCGCACTTTGCGACCAGATCAGAGCCGACGGCCTGGCAGACCCCGACGAACTGGTCGTGGGTTCCGACGCCTGGGAAAACCTGTTGCAGACAACCGGCTTTCTTGAGCGGTTCGATGCACGCCGGGCAGACCTGGGCATGATCACCGCCATGGAAACCCGCGGCGGTGGCGGTATCTATCGCGGCGTAATCGAGCTGGGCAACTACAAGCTGGACGTGTTCACCTACAACGGCCGATACAAGGACCCGCAGACCGGGACTTCTACGCCGTTTATGGACCCGGGCAAAGTAGTTATCCGTTCGAGCACGGCCCGCCTGGACGCGACCTTCGGCGCCATCCCGAATATCGGGGCGCTTTTGGGAGCAAACCAGCGGCTGGTTCCGGAACTGCCTTCGCGCATGAGTTCGGCGGCTAACGGAATGGACCTTTTCACAAACGTGTGGATGTCTACCGACGGCGAGCAGCTCTTCGGCGGCGTCGGGGCACGCCCCCTGATGGTGCCCACGGGCATCGATACCTTCGGCTGCCTCGATACGCAGCTTTAACCGATAAGCGGGGCGGGCTACGGCCCGCTCTTCGTTAGGCAAAGAGGGCAACAATCATGCCAAGCAACAAAGAGCTAACCACGGAAGCGCAAGGGCTGGCGGAAAAGCTGGAAATCTCGGTTGAAACCGACGGTATGAGCAACGAAAGCCTGGCGGACCTGGTGAAAGACCTGCGCGCGAAAACAACCGACGCAGAGACAGACACCCAGGCCGACAAAGCGACCGAAGAGGCGAAAGCTAAAAAAGCCGCCCGCATGGAAAACAAAAAGCCGAAAGGGAAAAAGCCGGCTTTTTACGTTGCGGCGGGGAAGTCCCTGACCTCGAAGCGCGGCATTCTTTCCGGCGATACCTCGGACGAAGTGAAAGCGGAACACCTGGGCGGCGGTAAAGAAGCCCTGGACGCCTTCGTGAAGTCCGGCCACGTCCTGAAAGGCTGAATGAAAAATGGGCCTGCGTGATCTAGTAGAACAGGACCTGGGCGCGATTCTTGAAGATAGCGCCACGGGTTTTGGCTGGCCCATTTCATTGACTGACCCCGACGGGCTGACCGACGAAACGTTGGTGGGGTTTTCTGACGACATAGCCCAGTCTATCGACCCCGACACCGGGGAGCTTGTAAGCGGCCGCCTGGCTTCGGTAGCACTCCGGATTTCTACATTGCACGCGGCCGGCTTTTCACTCCCGCGCGGCGTAGCAGATACCAGCAAAAAGCCCTGGGTCGTGAAGTTCAACGACATAAACGGGCGGCCCCACGTCTTTATTGTTCGCCAGGCTAACCCAGACCGGGCAGCCGGCCTTGTCGTGTGCATTTTGGAGGGCTACGACGAATGACCCTCGAGCTAATCGACAAGCAGGACGCCGTGGAGATTGTGCGCGACCAGATCGCCGCCATTCTTGCCCTGGAAGTCGCGTCCCAAATGTCGCTGGCCACCGCAGCCGGCAAGGACCCGGAACTTTGGAAGCTCCGTGTGTTCCAGGAGCGCGCGACGCCCTGGGAAAACCTACCCAGCAAGACCCAGGACCGGTCGCCCATCGTTAACGTTTGGTGGGATTCGTGCACGTTCGATATGTCCGCCAGCAACGTTGTGGGACGGCAGAAAAGCAGCGCGTCCATTAACATCGACTGCTACGGGTACGGGAAGAGCGCGAACAATCCGGGCGGTGGCCACGTTGCCGGCGACCAAAGCGCAGCCGAAGTAGCCCAGCGGGCCGTGCGCCTGGTGCGCAACATTCTGATGGCTGGCGAGTACACGTACCTGGCCCTTCGCGGCGTCGTTTGGCGCCGGTGGGTCGACAACATTTCTATTTTTCAACCGCAGCAAGACAGCGAGAACGTGCACCACATTGTAGGCGCGCGCCTGTCTTTTCGGGTAGAATTTAACGAATACAGCCCTCAAGTCCAGCCGGTGACGTTGGAGCTGTTGTCGGTTGACGTGAAACGAACCGAAAACGACGAAATTGTGGTCGAGGCCGACTACGATTACACGGCATAACAGGAGAGCAAACAATGGCACTTTCTAGCGCAGTCGATGCTTCCGCGGTTGCCCGCGTAGTCGGCATCAAAACGACGTTTAAAGACTTGCGGGCGGGGGGCGTTTTGTTCTTGCCGCAGCGGGTCGCACTTATCGGGCAGGGCAGCACCGTCGCAACATACGACACCACCAAGTTCCAGATCACAAGCGCAAGCCAGGCGGGCAGCCGCTACGGCTTCGGGTCGCCCATACACCTGGCGGCCCGGCAACTGTTGCCGGTGAACGGTGACGGCGTGGGGACAATCCCGGTGACTGTCTACCCGCTGGAAGACGACGTCAGCGGCGTTGCAGCTTCGGGCGACATTACACCCACGGCCGACCAGACAAGCGCCGGGGCGTACACCGTCCTGGTGAATAACATCCGGTCGGAGCCGTTCGTGGTGAGCGTAGGCGACGCCGTGGGCGACATTGTAACGGCTGTGGCCGAAGCGATTAACGCGGTCCTGGAAATGCCCGTGGTTGCTACCGGCAACGCAACCGACGTGGGCCTGGAAGCCAAGTGGGCCGGCGAAAGTTCAAACGGCATTTTCGTTGAAGTCGTGACACCCGAAACGGGCGCGGCTACCTTCGCGGTCACCCAGCTTTCCGGCGGCCTGCTAAACCCCGACGTTCAGACCGCTTTGGACCAGGTGGGCAACGTGTGGGAAACCATGGCGCTTAACTGCCTGGACATTGACGACACCGTGGCCCTGGACGCGTTCAGCACCTTCGGCGAAGGCCGATGGGGCGCCCTGACGCGTAGGCCCCTGGTCGTCTTCACGGGCAACACCGCAACGACCGTGGCAAACGCTATCGCCGTTCCGGAAGCCCGCAAGACCGACCGCACCAACGCCCAGCTAGTCGCCCCCGGGTCGAACGATCTTCCGTTCGCGGTGGCAGCCCGCCAGCTAGCCCGTGTGGTCGTGGTGGCAAACAACAACCCACCCCGTGATTACGGCAGCCAGGCAGCGACCGGATTGACGCCAGGCGCGGACGGCGTGCAGTGGGCCTATCCGCAGCGCGACCAGGCCGTGAAAGGCGGAAGCTCGACCATTGAAGTTAAGGACGGCGTGGTGAACGTGTCGGACACCGTGACGTTCTACCACCCGACCGGCGACCCCATCCCGGCCTACCGATATGTTTGCGACATCGTGAAGTTGCAAAATATCGTTTTCAACCTTGACCTGATTTTCGCAACCCCGCAGTGGGACGGCGCGCCGCTTATCCCGGACGACCAGCCGACCATTAACCGGGATGCCAAACAGCCGAAAGCGGCCAAAGCGGCCGTGGCTTCGCTGTTGGATAGCCTGGCACTGAACGCGCTTATCAGCGACCCGGAGAGCGCCAAAGCGGCGACCCAGGCCGCGATTAACGACCAGAACCCGAAACGCCTGGACGTATTGACAACCGTACAACTGAGCGGCAACACGAACATCATTTCGGTGGACCTGGACTTCGGCTTCTATTTTGGCGTGCAGCCGCTAGTAGCCTAACGAATAACCGGAGGAATTGACCATGGCCGCAACTGGCGGAAGCATTGAATCGATTACGCTGGACGGCCGGAACTTCCCGGTCGCCGCAGACGCCGAAGCGCAGCGCAAGTTGGGCGGCTTCGAAAACGAAGTGCAAGCCAACGGCAACGGCACCGCCCGTCTTATCAAGACCCGCGTGCCCCTGTCGCTGGACGGCATGACCCTGGAAGTGGACGACGCCCGCGGGGACCATGAGTTTTTGCAGAACTTGTCGAACCGCTTTGACTACTTCCCGGTAGCGATTACCTACGCGTCCGGGGTAACGTTCCAGGGCACCGCGCAAATTACCGGTGAACTGCAAGCAAGCAGCCAGAACGCCACCGCGGCCGTGTCGCTGATGGGCCCGGGCATTCTGACCGCACAGTAAGAGCGACGGGGGCACTGTGCCGTTCGGGACGCCCTACCCTTCGCCTCGGCTTCGGCCGGGGGAACGGCACCCACTCAATAGGGCAAAAACCATGGATACGAAAGAGAACCCGGTGGCACTTGAAGTGGCCGAGGCGGAGTTCGACCGCTTCGCCGATGAAATGGACCTGGACCTGGACACGTCCCTGATGGACGCCGAAGACCTGGCCCAGTTCGCAAAACAGAAACGTCGGATCCTTCGCGCGATGGAGCGCGGCGACCTGACGGTGAATGAGGGCGGCGAAGCGGTATACACGCCCAGCAACGCCCGGTCGAAGCATAGCGACCCCATCACGTTTCACGAACGCACCGGCGCTTCGCTTATGGCGATGGACGGGAAGAAAAAGGGCCACGACGTTGCGAAAACCTACGCCGTTATGTCCGATATGTGCAGGGTCCACCCGAACGTTTTTGCGGGCCTGGCCGGCAACGATGCGAAGGTATGCGAGGCGCTTTTCGCGCTTTTAATGGACTAGTCGGGGTTCCGTTGGTTCGGGTGGGTGCGGACTTTAAGCACCCCCAGCGGGGCCATATAGCGGACCGGGTATACGGCGAAATGCTTTTGCAGGTTTGCAGGGACTACCCGGGGTTGCCCGACCCACGTACACTAAAAGCCCGGGAGATTCGTTTTTTCTACGAGGGGCTCCGGGGCGAACTCACAGAGCACTCGAAGCCGAAGGGGTAAAGCATGGCGGGCCGCTTTTCAGTAGAAGCAGTATTTAAAGCGGTGGACCGCGTAACCGCCCCGGTTTCGCGTATGCAGACGAAGGTTCGGAAGTTCACCCGTGCTATGTCGCGCGGGTTGCGGTCCGCTGATCGTGCCGTTAGTCGCCTGGTTGGAAAGATGGGCAAGGGGGCGGCGCGGGTTGCAAAGTTCGGCGGCGCAATCCTGGCCGTCGGTTCCGCCGCGGCGGTTACCGCATTAAACCGAACGGCCGACGCGGCCGACGAACTGGCGAAGCAATCGCGGCGCCTTCAGTTCCCCATTGAAGACCTGCAAGAATGGAAGTTTGTGGCAGAGCAGTCCGGCGTATCCACGGGCCTTCTGGACAAGTCCCTGGGCGCGTTTTCGAAGCGTCTAGGCGAAGCCAAAGGCGGAATGGGCCCGCTAGTCACCGGCCTCAAAAAGATAAACCCGCAGCTTTTAAAGCAACTGCAGGGGACCGACGACGTGGCCAAAGCGTTCGAGATATACATCGACGCGATGCGCAACGCGGACAGTGCCACCGAAAAAGCCGCCCTGGCAAACGCGGCGTTCAGCCGGCAAGGTTTGAAGCTCGTCAACATTGCCGACAATAGTTCCGAAGCCATTGCCGCCCTTCGCAAAGAGCAGAACGAGAACGGCAACATAACCATGGCCCAGGCCAAAGCCGCCGAGGCTTACAACGACGCGGCGAACAGCTTAAAGCGCAGCCTGATGGGGCTGTTGCAGCAGGTGATACTCCCGATGACCCCCGCGATAACGAAGACCCTGAGCAAGTGGCGCGAGTGGATAGTGGCCAACAAAGACCTGATACGCACCCGAATCACCGAGTTCCTGAAGGGCCTGTGGTCGCGTCTAAAAGCCGTGACCCGGGCGGTTATCGAGTTTAACGACAAGTACGACATAGCCGAAATGTTGGGCGCGGGCCTTGACAAGATAGGGAAGTTCGCGTCGTTTGTTGAGCGCAACGGCGAGATGATTTTCAAGATGGTAGCCGCTTTTGTCGCAGCGTCGGCCGCCCTGAAAGTGTTTTCAGCGATAATGGCGGTCGTTAACCTGGTCATGCTGGCGAACCCTATAACGTGGATAGTTCTGGGCATCGTGGCCCTGATCGCGGCTATCGTTGCGGCCGTCGTGTACTGGGACGAAATCAAGGCGGCTATGTCGTCGTTTGCCGCGTCGGTTATGAGTGACGTGGCGCCGGCAATCGACTGGCTTAAAAGCGGCGCGGAGAAAGTGACCGGCGCCTGGTCGGTCGTGTCCGATTTCTTCGCGGAGCTATGGGCCGGAGTGACCGCCAGCTTTTCAGACGCCTGGTCGATGATCAGCGGCATTGTGGACAAAGTAATGGGCGCCGTTAACGTCGTGAAGAACGCCGCCGGCAAGGTTTCCGACTTCGGTTCTGGCGTGGTGGATTCGACGACGGGCGCGGTGAAGAACGCAGCGTCCGGCGTTGCCGGTTTCTTTGGGTTCGGGGACGACGAAGAGAAGAAACAGCCCTCCGGAGGCCAAAGCGCGGCCGTGGTTCAAAGCCCGCAGGAGCGCGTCGCCCGTTCAATCGAAGAGCGCCGCCAGACCAGTTCGGCGGAAGTAACCATACGGGATGAAAGCGGCCGCGCGGAAGTAACCAAAGGCAGCATGGGCGCCGGCGTATCGCTACAACGAACGGGGGCCCTATAATGGCTTGGTTGGATAGACTAAACGAGGCGGCCTACACGTCGCCAGGCGGCACCCGGCAGACCTTCGAGTATGAAGACGTGCGGAGTGAATTTGATAAAAAAACCGGGGCGTTTGGTTTTGTAGACGCTAACGGCACCTACGTCCAGGACCGCGGCAACACGGGTCGCCGGTACCCGTTGCGCTTGTTTTTCTGGGGCCCAGATTACGACATTGCTGCAGCGTCATTCGAAGCGCTGTTGCTTGAGCGTGGCGCGGGTCGCCTTGAGCACCCCGCCTACGGCACCGTGGACGTGGTGCCGTTCGGTACCATTACGCGCCGGGACGACCTAAAGAGCGCCGGCAACCAGGCGGTGCTGGAAGTCATTTTCTTTGAAACTATCGGCATTATTTACCCGACCGGCCAGACCGACCCGGGTTCTTCGGTCCTGTCCGCCGTGGATGCGTACAACGCGGCCGTGTCGGAGCAGGTAGCCAGCGCCCTGGACTTGACCGCCCCGGCGTCCCTGGTAACGTTTAAAAGCACGTACGACGGGCTGTTAGAAACCGCCGAAGCGGGCCTGCGGGCGCTGGCCGACACCCAGGAAGCCGGCCAGCGGCAATTCGACGCAATAAGCGAATCGATAAACCGGGGCATTGATGTCCTGGTTGCTACGCCGCTTGACCTGATTTTCCAGACCACTCTTTTGATTCAATCGCCGGCCCGTTCTTTGTCGGCCATATCCGCCCGCCTGGATGCGTACAAAGACTTGGCCGCGTCGCTTTTAACTGGCACCGGTGCCGCGGTACCCGCCAGCCCAGGCGTGCAAGACGCCAATGCGTTCTACGCCCGGGAGGCGTTCGCGTCGTCTTATGTTAGCGGTTCCGTGGTGTCGGCGGTGAACGCCCGGTTCGAAACCAAAGCCGCCGCCCTGACCGCCGCCGAGTCGATACTTGGCCAGCTTGCAGACGTTGAAGCGTGGCGCGAAGGTAACTACGCGGCCCTTGGCGCGATAGACACGGGCAGGGCGTACCAAAGGCTGCAGGAAGCCGTGGCGCTAACCGCCGGCTTTCTCGTTGAAATATCGTTCTCGCTCAAACAGGAACGGGCCGTAGTCCTGGACCGGGCGCGAACCATCGTGGACCTTTCGGCGGAGCTTTACGGGTCCGTGGACGACCAGCTAGATTTTCTTATTAATTCGAACAATCTGACCGGGTCGGAAATTTTAGAACTACCGAAGGGGCGCCGCATTGTTTATTACGTCTAACGCCGGTGACACGTTTGAAAGCTTATCGCGCCGGGCGTACGGCACAGAGAAGTTCGCCCAGAACTTAGCGCAAGCGAACCCCGGCGTCCTGGAACCGGTGGCACCGGGCACCGTCGTCACTATCCCGCAGATACCCGGCGACCCTACAAACAGCCCCACCCAGGCGCCGGCCGGCGACCCTAACGAAGTGGCGGTCCTGGTGGACGGCGTCCGCTTTCGCTTTTGGTCGGAACTTCGCCTGACCCGTTCAATGGACAGCATGGACACCCTGGAATTTACCGCGCCGTTCGAACCGGACGACCCGGCGTTCCGGGAAACGTTCCGGCCTTTCAGCTTTAAGCCGCTTGTCGTGACCGTGGGCGGCGTCCCGCTATTTACCGGAACGCTTGTGGGGGTCGTCCCTTCGGTGTCCGGAGATAGCACCACAGTGGCAGTGTCGGGCTATTCGCGGCCGGGCGTTCTGGAAGATTGCACCCAGCCGGCGTCCGCCCCCGTCGAATTTAACGCCCAGGACCTACCCGGCATTGCGTCGTCTATTTGCCAGCCTTTCGGCATTGCGGCCGCGTTTAGCGGGCCGGGCGGCGCCGCATTCGAACGGGTAGCGGTTGAAACGGGCGAAAAAGTCATGGGGTTCCTGGGCGAACTGGCGCGCCAACGCGGTCTGGTTATATCCAGCGACCCAGACGGCCGCGCGCTTTTCCAGCGTTCCGTAAAGCCCGGGCAGCCGGTGGCCGTACTTCGCCAGGGCGCTTCGCCGGTCCTGGGCGTGTCGGCGTTCTTTTCGCCGCAACAATACTACAGCCACATAACTGGCCTGGAGTCGGTCGTGATCGGTACCGGCGGTTCGCAGTACACCGTCCGCAACCCATACCTGGCCGGCGTGGTTCGCCCCTTGACGTTCAAAAGTCCCGACACCGAAGGCGGCACCATTAAAGAGTCTGTGGAAGCAAAAGCGGGTCGAATGTTCGGCAACATGGCCGCCTACGGTTTGCAAGTAAGCACCTGGCGCGACCCGGCGGGCGCGCTTTGGCGGCCTAATACCACCCTAAAGCTAGAAGCCCCGGGCGCCATGATCTATTCAAGTTATGAATTTGTGGTGCGTTCGGTCCGTTTTGACAGCGAAACCGACAGCGAAACCGCGGAACTCGACCTGGTTCTTCCGGGTTCGTTTAGCGGCGAAATACCGGAGTCGATGCCTTGGGACTAATCGGCCGCGTTCTGTCTTTCGTTAGAACTTCACGCAACGCCGCCCAGGTGGCCGACGTGAAAATGGACCCGGGCGGCGGCGGCGTGAACGTTACGGCGGAGCACTTCGCGCCCCCGGGCGATGACGCGTTCCCGCTAGGCACCGACTACGTATACGCCGGCGCAACCCCGCAACGCGGACGGGTCGCCGCCGTAGGGTATATTGACCCCCTAAACGCGCCCAAAGCGCGGAGGGGCGAAAAGCGCATATACTCCCGCGACTCCGCCGGCGCGGTGGTCGCCGACCACTGGCTGAAAGCCGACGGTTCGGTAGTTACTGAAAACGAGAACGGGTCTGTGACGCTGGGCGCGGACGGGTCTATACTGGCGCAAAACGCGGACGGGTATTTTGAACTGCAAGCGGGCGGGGCTTTTGTCGCAAACGGGGCAACGGCAACAACCGACGGCGATTTTGTAACCTCGGACGGGGTGAGCCTTCGGGACCACACGCACATCGGGAACTTTGGATCACCAACCAGCAAACCAATTATTTAAAGGTGTTTAAAAATGGCAATCGCATACGTTACGGCATTAAGGAACTCAAGAATGGCGGAAGTAACGGCAGAAATCGACGCCGGGTCCGCCGGCGGAACCATCAAAATTTACAACGGGACGCGGCCCGCGACGGGCGGATCGGCAACGACTTTGCTGGCGGAACTGACTTTTGCCAGCACTTCTTTCGGTGCGCCTTCGTCCGGGCGCATTACCGCCAACACTATCAGCCCCGACACCGACGCCAACGCGACCGGAACGGCAAGCTGGTTTAGAATAGCGGGCTCGAACGGGGCTTTTGTGGCGGACGGCACCGCGGGTTTAACTGGGTCGGGGGCTGACCTAGAATTAAATTCCGTTAGTATTGGCGCCGGGCAAAGAGTAGAGGTGACTTCTTTTTTAATTACCGAAGGCAACCCATAAAAAAGGCGTAGGCTATGACGGTTCTTGCGCTCGTTGAAAGCGGCGATAGCCGCGTCGAGTGTGGGGCGGTCGAAGCGCAGTGCACCGGAAAGGTAACGTACATTGCCGTTTCCGCGGTTAAGCTGGTGATGTGCGGCGACACTGGCGCGGAAGCTGGCGAGCCTGGCGCGTTTTGCACCGGGCTAGTAATCGGCGGAACAATTGAAGAACGGCCGGACGCGGTCGAAGCGATCGGCGCTTCCGACGTAAAAACCGGATTTGGCGACGTAACCGAAGGCCCCGACGTGGCCGACGGTTCGGGCCGCATCGTGACCACCGCAGCTGGCGACGTAACCGAAGCCCGGGACGCGCCTAGCGGTTCGGGCCGCATCGTGACCACCGCAGCTGGCGACGTGACCGAAGCCCGGGACGCGGCCGACGGTTCGGGCCGCATCGTAACCGTCGCAGCTGGCGACGTGACCGAAGCCCGGGACGCGCCCAGCGGTTCGGGCCGCATCGTGACCACCGCAGCTGGCGACGTAACCGAAGGCCCCGACGTGGCCGACGGTTCGGGCCGCATCGTGACCACCGCAGCTGGCGACGTAACCGAAGCCCGGGACGCGCCTAGCGGTTCGGGCCGCATCGTAACCGTCGCAGCTGGCGACGTAACCGAAGGCCCCGACGCGCCCAGCGGTTCGGGCCGCATCGTGACCACCGCAGCTGGCGACGTAACCGAAGCCCGGGACGCGCCTAGCGGTTCGGGCCGCATCGTGACCACCGCAGCTGGCGACGTGACCGAAGCCCGGGACGCGCCCAGCGGTTCGGGCCGCATCGTAACCGTCGCAGCTGGCGACGTGACCGAAGCCCGGGACGCGGCCGACGGTTCTGGACGGGCCTTAAACCAGTTAGAGTTGGGGCCGTTAATTGCTGTTTTTAACGCGATAGTTAACGACCAGTACCAAAACCCCGGGAGCAAAACCCCGTTGCAGCTATCTCAAGAATTTCAAGCCGCCTACATATCGTACGGAAAAACGGGCTCAGTTCTTGGCGTCGATATTGTGGCCGGCGGCAATCCGCCGGCGTTAAACCCGGCGTTTTTTGCTGACAACACGGCGGCCGGTATCGACCGAATAGCGGACAACATTGCCGCCTATTGGCAAACCGTAATTACGCCAGGAGCGCCCGCGCACGGCGGAACCGTCGTTTTGTCTGTTGAAGTAGTTCCGGACGTACCGGCCTTGCGCGCGGCTATTGTGGAGGCATCAACCGCGCCCGAAACGGCGCCCGGAGGCACGACCAACGTACTGACCGCTATCCAGCGAGAGCTTAAAACTTGGGTTTTCATAGTCACTGAAAGGGTCACCGGCTTGCCGGTCGCTTTTTTTGAAAGTATCATATAGATTTTAAACGGGACCAATGCAATGAGCGGGCAGCAAGGCGACGTCCTATTATTCCAAACGAACGACGGCGGGGACGTGTCGGTGTTGGGCGGCCTGGTGAAAATGTCGGGCGGCCTGGAAACCGCAGCGTACCTGTCCCTGTTCGGCGGCAACGAAGGCGACAACGGCCAAGCGAACAACCCGGGCACCTGGTGGGGCAACGTTAACGAACCGGACCCGCAGCGCCAGTACCGAAGCGAGACCCAGCACCTGCTTCAGTCCCTTGTCGCCATTCCGGCCAATTTGCGCCGACTAGAACGATCGGCCGTTCGCGATTTGTCCTGGATGATTACGGCCGGTGTAGCCACCGACGTTTCGGCGGTCGCCAGCATGCCGGGGCTAAACAAAGTGCGGATAGCCGTTACCATAAACGCGGAAGGGTCGCCTTCTACCATTGAGTTTTTTGAGAACTGGAAGGCGGACGCGCTATGAGCTTTACGACACCCACAACACAGCAGATTAACGACAACATAATCGCCCAGCTTGAAACGTCCCTGGGGCAAAGCATCCCGCTTTTGCCTCGCTCTTTTTTGCGCGTCCTGGCCAAAGCTTTGTCGGCGGTTTTCATCCTAATCTACAAGTACGCCGGCTTTTCGTTTTTACAGCAATTCGTTCAGACCGCCAGCATAGACCCTACGGTAATAAACGGCGTTACGGTTCGGCCTTTGATTGAATGGGGGCGCCTGGTGGGCGTTACCGATCCGGTCTCAGCGACGGCGGCCGAACTTGTCGTGGACATAGCCGTAGAAGACCAGGCCGGCGTTTTGCCGTCCGGCACTCAGCTTTTGAACGCGGCCAACGGCGTCACCTACACCACGATCGGGGCCGTTAGTTTAAACGCCGCCACCGTACAGGCTACTATTCGGGCGGCAAGCGACCAGGCCGGGGGCGGTGGACTCGGGGCTTTGGGGAACCTCGCAGTAAGCGACGAGGTGTCCTTTGCCAACCCGCTTTCAAACGTTGCCCGCACAGCCGTTGTGACTTCCGTTGCCGTGACGGCAGCGAACGCCGAAAGCACCGCAGCGTACCGCCAGCGGGTCATTGACAAGTTCCAGAAACGCCCCCAGGGCGGCGCCTACTCAGATTACGAAGGGTGGGGCGAGGGGGTCGCCGGCATCGTTAACGTCTACCCGTACACCAGCGAGTTTCCCGGCCAAGTTGCGGTGTACGTCGAAGCCACTCCGGCCAGCAGCGGGGACCCAGACGGCATCCCGACGGATGCGCAACTGCAAAGCGTCCTGGACGCCATAGAACTAGACGCCGACGGCCTAGCGTCCCGCCGCCCGGCCGGTGCGCTTGTGAACGCCTTCCCGATTGAACGGGTCGAATTTCAGGTGACGGTTGACGGCCTGGATGTACTGGAACCGGCAACGGTTGAAGTCCGCGTGACCGACGCTTTAGAAAAATACTTTTTGTCCCGGGAACCTTATATTTTCGGCCTGTCCGTCCCGCCTAGAACGGACCGCATTTCACAGGGCCAAGTGGCCGGGGTAGTCAGCGACATTGTCAGCGCGTCCGGCGGCGTTTTCAACACCGTTACAGTTCGGACCGGAACCATAGCCGTCGCCATTTTCTCTTTAGGAACCGGCAAAAAGGCGAAGCTTGACTCGGTGACTTTTTCATGACTTTTTTTCGCGCGTTCCAGCACCTGTTGCCGAAGGCGCGCGCGTGGCTGCTAACGCCAGAGAAACCCCTCCGCAAACTGTTTGAAGGGCTGTCCGGCGTTGGGGCCGACGCCAAAGAGTTTATCGATAACGTTTGGCTGGACCTATTCCCGCAATCAACGCGCGAACTGGACAAGTGGGAGCAGCAATTCGGCCTGCCGTCTTCTGACTTAAACACCCAGGGCCGGCGCGAGCGTTTAGACGCGGAGTGGAAAGCCTTGGGCGGACAAGACCCGCGGTACTTCCAAGACGCTTTGCGCGGTGCCGGGTTTGACGTTTACGTGCACGACTGGTGGGTGCCCGGGTCCGAAGCCGCCGTGGGTGCAAGCGCCGCCGCTACGCCCCGCAATCCGCTGCAGTACCTGGAACGCGGTTCGCCCGGTTTTGAAAGCCTGGTCGAATGCGGGGAACCGCTGGCGCAATGCGGTGAAGCGTTCGCGGAAGCCGGCAACATCCTGGAGCCCATCGGGCTTGCGCTTGTTAACAAAGTGGTCGAAACAATCGCCGACACATTGCCGCTGTGCGGCGAAGCGTTTGTAGAATGCGGGGCCGCCGGCGCTATTGCAGGCGATTACGACCAGTTTATAAACCAGACTAAAGAGTACACTGTCCCGGCGTCGCCGACGTTTTGGCCGTTCTTTTTCTACATTGGCGGAGAGACCTTCCCGGAGCAAGCGACCGTGCCCGAAGCGAGGCGCGACGAATTTGAAAATCTATGCCTAAAGATCGGCCCAACGCAATTGTGGCTCGGGCTTTTGGTCCGGTTCACGTAAGGAGATTACAAATGGCCATTGTTCCAGAAACGCAATACGCGGGCAAAATCACGCCCGCAACTCCGGCCTACCCGCTAGGGTCGGCGCGAAACATCACCGTGCCAGGCGACGGCACCGGCACGCCCTGGGAGCAGGCGCTGGTGAATGACCTGTTCGGGTTCCAGCAAACACTGCTGGCACGCGCAGCGATTACCGCGTCGGGCTTTCCTGACAGCGTGACGGCGCCGCAGTATTACCAAGCGCTGCAGACTTTGGGCGTTATGGATTACGACGCGGCCCGCACGTACCCGGTCGGGGCGTTTGTAAAAACCGCGGCGGCGGTCTACCAAGGTTTGACGGCGGGCAACGTCGGAAACAACCCGGACAGCGACGGCGGCACTAATTGGGGTCCGTTGGCCACACTTGCCGCACTGGCCACGAAAGCGGACAAAGCGAGCGAAACGGCCATAACGGGGACCGCAACGTTTACAAACGCCAGCAACAACATAGCACTACCCGGCATCGGCTCCATCGGCCTTGAGATCGGCGACGTTGTGCAGGTAACGGGAACGGCGAGCAACAATAAGCTGTTCACGGTTGAGGTACTAACGGACAGTGGGAACGTTATTGTTAATCAGGCTCACGCGGGCGGCACGACTACAAAATCCTTAGTTAATGAAACTATAATCACAACCGTAACGCTTTTGACAAAATGGTTTAACGCCGCCGCAGGCTTGGGGCAAGGATACGCAAACGTCACTGCGCAAAGGTCTTTGAATGTGACTTATACAAACAGCACACAAAGGTCTATTTCTTTATGGACCGGGCAGTCTGGTGAAGGCGGGGGTGGTCCGACTACAAAAGTGGATGGTCTTGGGCCTAGTGTAGACGGGGTAGCAAATGCACTTTTTACAAATTTTGCAACCGCGCCGCCGGGATCAGAATTTGAGTATTCTGGAAATACAGGTGCTATCTTTGAGCAACGCTAAATTGGGGACAAAATGACTAAATACTATACAAACGAAAAAGGAAAATGGTTTGCTGACCCTATACTAGCGAACCAAACCGGCCTGATTGAGCGAACCGAGGAGGATTTCAACTTCTTTTTGACAGAACAAAACACGCCTACAACCGACCAGCTTTTGCAGCAGCTAACGCAGGCGCGCAAAGAGCAAGAGCGCCAAGGCGTAACAATCAACGGCATCCGCTACGCAGGCGACCCCGGCAACCGGCAGGCATTGCAAGAGGCTATTGAGTTTATGAATGACGCGGGCTTAACAGAGTTCCCGCGCTTTAAAGATTCGGACGGCGCGTTCCACGCCGAGCACCCACTGGCCGACGTGATGGACGCTTATCGGGCCATAGGCGCGCGCCGGGTTCAGCTAATAACGACCGAGGGCGACTACGCGGAACAGGTGGTCGCCGGCACCTTAACCGATTTAACCGACCTGGTGTGGTCATGAACAAAACTAAAATAGCGGTGGGCGTTTTTGCCCTGGTACTTATTGCGGCGGGCTATGCAATGAACGCCCGCGCGGATTCGGTACATATGGGGCTTGGCAAGTCTGTTGTAAACTCGCAGCTAGTAGTGGGCGAAGTTGGCTATGAGCGCAACGGGTGGGAAGTGCAAGCCGCGTTGATGGAAAGCGGCGACACGAAGAACGGCCAGCAGGACCAGTTATCAATCTATTCTGTTTCGTACATAACGGAACCGGGGTGGGGGTACAAGGGCGTAGAACCTTATATACGTCTAGGCGTTAGCCACAACACCGGCAGCGAGTTAGTCGGAACAAGTAACTTCCGCCTGGGTGCGGGCTTAAACTTTACCCGGGTGTTTCGACTTGAATACGTACACCACAGTTCCGCAGGCATCCACCAAACCAACACGGGCGTCGATTACGTAATGCTTAATTACATAACGCCGGCGCCCTGGTAGCAGAACGGGGAAGCAACTATGAAAATTAAAAAGGTAATAATTCACGCAGCCGACACGCCCGCCGACATGGACATTGGCACGGCGGAGATACGCCGCTGGCACGTCGAGGGCAACGGCTGGTCCGACATCGGGTACCACTACGTTATCCGGCGCGACGGCGTAACCGAAACGGGCCGGGACCTGGACGGCGACGGCGACATAGAAGAGGAAGTCGGCGCCCACGTTTACGGGCACAACCGGGGCACCCTGGGCGTTTGTATGGTCGGGGGCATGCCGGGTTGCAACTTCACGTCCGCCCAGTGGCCCGCTTTGGCTTTTCTAATCCGGGACATACTGGAACGGCACGGCCTAGGCGTCGGTGACGTGTACGGCCACAGAGACTTCGACAACGGCAAGACGTGCCCGACGTTCGACGCGCGGGCCTGGGCTTCGACTTTGGAGGTGCGCCGGTGAAACTTTGGGACGTTATCAAGACGGTGGGCAGCGGCATTATCAGGGAGGTTGTGCCGGGCGGCGGTATTCTGGTCGATGCGGTGAACGAGTTTTTGCCGGACGATAAGAAGCTGCCGGGCAACGCCACCGGCGGGGACGTTAACAACGCCCTGCAGTCGCTACCGCCGGCGGACCAGGCGCGGCTTCTGGACAAAGAGTTCGACGTGGACCTGGCCCAGATCAGACAAAGCAACGAGACGGTGCGCGCTATGCTGGAAGCCGACGCAAGAAACCCGCAGAGCACCCGGCCGCGTATCGCCCTGGGCGCTTTCCGGGTTGTCGCCTTCGCGGTCGTCGTCGCCGTTTCGGCCTGGGGGTACGGCGTCTTCAAGTCCGGCGACCCGCTGGCCGCCGCGTCGGCGTCCTGGCCGTTCATTCTTTCCGTTATTGGCCCTTTTGTTATACTGTTACACGCGTACTTCGGGGTTCTTCGAAGCGAGCAAAAGAACCGCCTCGAGGCGGCATCCGGGAGAACCGGAGCGACCGGCCTAGTCGGGGCAATTTCAGGGCTTATTAAACGGGGGTAGGGGTGGGCGTAGTAGACGACCAGACGGACGCGCCCGCGAGCGACGATATGCCCAGATTCAGCGACGTTGAGCTTACACGGCTTCGGGAAGAGTTCGAAAGCCACAGGGACCGGCAGGAGGAACGGTGGGGGCAATTGGCCCTAATGGTCGAGCAGAACACCGAAGCGACCCGGGCGGTCGCCGTAAGCGTCGAATCTATCGCCCGAAGCACCGACGGCGTTGTGCAGCTCTACCGGGACTTCCAGGGCGCCGCCCGCGTCGGCATTGGCGTCCGTAGGTGTATAGCCTGGCTAATTGCCCTGGGCACCGGCGGGGCCGCTATCGCCGCCGCCATCATGTATTTTCTGGACAAGCTCGGAATACCCGTAGACCCCCCGGGCTAGTAGTCCACCCGCTCTTCTGTTTTGTCAGGCCCGCCGGCGTTGTGCATTGCCCGGTACCAGGCCACCGCCTCTTCGTCGTAGGGGTCGTTCGCCTTTCCGATATACTCCCGCGGGTCCGCTTCGGCGGCCGCGAACCACTGCTGCAGTCGCTTGTAGTCCGCCGGCAAGTCCAGCGAAAAGAGCAACACGTCGAAAGCGACCACGGCGCACCGCAGTTCCTCTTTCGTTACTGTTTCCGCCGACCTGGTGGCCGCGACTATCTCGTCAAGTGTTCGCATTCTCATTCCCCCCTAAAGAAAAGCAACCGGACGACCCAGAGCAGGGCCACGGCGGGTAGGCAAAGCGCCCAAAGTAAAATGGTGCGTAGCATATCGGCAACCCCTCAGTCTTTCCGGTAACGGTAATCTTCCCATCCAGCCGCCCGCAGCGGCCACCAGGTTGCCCAGGATGGGCGTTCGGCCATTATAGCTTCCATGGCCCCGACGCTGTACGCGGGGTCGTCGGGGACTTCCGCGCACCCTTCGTCGTGCGTATGCATGACAATCGGGTAGCCGGCCCGCTCACATCGTAGCAGGGCTTCGAACTGAATATCAGCCGAAACGGCCTGGTCGACGTTTTCAAACAGGCGGCCGCCGTAGGTGTCCATACGAACCCACCCGGGCGGCCCCTTCGTGGCGTTGCTGTTGTACCCTTCGAACGTGATCTGGTAGCACGGCCCGCGGTTCAGCTTATCGACGGCATCGACCAGGCGCGGGCGGTGGTAGTGCAGGAAGCGACCCGACGGGAGCCGGCAGAACAGGATATCGTCGGCCACACCGTAGGTTATGTCTAGGTACTGAAAGCACTGGCCGGGGTAAAGTATCGCCTTTATGGCGGCGCCTTCCAGGCCGAAAAGCTCCGGCTTATAGTCCCATTTCCCGGGCCCGCACCAACGAAATTGACCGCCCCACATTTCGACTATTTCCGGGGATTCGTCGCGCCACTTGAGCACGTCCGCTTTTATTTCCCCGTCGTCGTTGAAGTAGTCGTCGGCCCCAAAGTTCTTCCAGGCGCCTATCCAGCCGCCGTAGCCACCCGCCAGTTCGCGGATTTTCCCGACGCCCTTTCGCGCCGGGTGGTGCGTGCCGTGTTGCTTCTTATAAGCCAGGATTTCTTCGAACGGTATGCCGGTGGCGTTGCTGGCGGACGCTTCGTATATTTTGCCGTGGGTGTTGAACACGTCGATGCGCCACTGGCACCGAGATATACAGGCCGCCGCCACGGCTTCGATGGCGGAGAAATCGACACAGACCAGCTTTTTACCCGGGGCGGCGATGAACAGCCCGCGCAGGATACCGCACAGGACCGCAACCGGGGCGCCCCATGCCCGTTCGACCCATGCCAGGTCGCCCGTGCGTATGTCTTCGACGGCCTGGCACACCGCTTCGATGGTCCAGTCGTTCAGTTCATGCCAAAGCCAGGACCCGCACCGGGGGCAGCCGATTTCGGACACGTCCCGCCCGAATATCTTATTGCACCCCGTGTCTTCGCACCGGGCCGTCTTCGGGCCCTTCGCGGTAATGTTCTGAAGCTGGACGCCGCCAGCGGCCGCCCGCCCGGTTCGGTCCGCGCCGCAATACTTGTACTGGTCGCGCAGCCGCCCGTCGCTGGACGTTTGCAGCCGCAACGACCGTAGCTTTTTGACGTTGGCCGCGCCCAGGCTATCCCGGGTTTCCAGAGCTTCGCGGACGTGGGCCGGTATGTCGCCGGTCTTCAAGACTTCCCGCACCGTGTCGGCTTTCATGTCGGGTTGCGGGTAGCCCTGGTCGGCCAGCCAGGCGCCGAACTTCGCGACCTCAGACACCGAACCAACGGCGCCCTGGGTGATTTCGCACAGCCGCAGGGTGTACTTGCGTTCGGCCTGGCCTAGAACTTGCAGGGCAGCGTCCAGGGTTTGCACGTCCACCTGGAC